GATGTGGGCGGCGGGAAGCGAGAGCGCGTGGCGGTGACGCTGTGCCCGCCGGGGCGCGCCGAGGGATCCTCGCCGGAGCCGCCGCGGCGCAAGCCGCCCAAGCGCGGCCGCGGGCACCTGCGCCGGCACGCCTGAGTGAGGGTGTTTGACTCATGTACAGCGTGTGAAGGTCGTGGTAGAAGCTGCAAGAAGCGGTGTACGTTTGCGGTCTGGCTGTGAGAAACGCGAGCGGCTGAGCCAAGGGGGGCGCGGGGTGAGCTGGGAGACGAGCGACGGGGCGGCGTTCGGGATTACGCCGGAGCGGGCGCTGGCGACGATCTTGGGGGGCGAGCCCTCGCCGCCGCAGAGTGAGTGGCTCTCGATGCCGCAGCTGCGCGCCTGGATCGAGGCGGTGCCGGCGGGGCCTGCGCGGAGCTACGACGACGCGGCGCGGATCGTGGCAGGCGCCATGTTCGCGCTGCTCGAGCAGCACCCCGAGGTCGCGCCGCTTTCGGCGGATGCGCTGGGGCCGCGCTGGCGGGCGCTGGACCCGGCCGGGTGGAAGGCGCTGGACGCGCGCGCGGTGGGCCCGACAGCGTTTCAGTTCGGGTGGGCGTGGAACGCGGTGCGCGCGATCCGGGGGCTGCCGACCGGGAAGAATCCGGCGCTGCTGGAGGTCGGCTGAGTCATGGAAGACTCGGAGCGGGCGAGGCTGATCCGGGAGGGCCTGGCCCGGTACTCGCGGCTGGTGCGGGAGCTGGCGGTGGCGGGGGCGCAGACGGTGGGGCCGACTGCGACTGCGTCGACGCTGGCGTTTGCGGCGAGGGCAGTGGAGGCGAAGGCGCGGCGGGAGGGTGCCTGGAGCGAGCCGCAGGCGGCGATCCACGCCGAGGCGCACGAGAAGGCGCTGGTGGAGCTGGAGCGGCGGGCGGCGGCGCGCGCGGCGGGGATCAAGCTGTGAGTGCGGGGCAGCGCTCGCAGCGGGAGGTGATGGCGGCCTACGCGCGGGTGGTGCGCGAGCTCACGATCCAGGGCGTCGAGTCGATCGGGCCGGAGGCGACGGCGGCGTTGCTGGAGTTCTCGGCGAAGGCGCTGGAGCAGCGGGCGCGGGCGGACGGGGTCTGGAGCGAGGAGCACGCGCAGGAGTACCGGCTGCTGCACGCGCAGGCGCTGGCGACGCTGGCCCGGCAGCGGGCGGGGCTGCGGCCCTCGTGACCACGCGCGTGACGCTGGACTACACGCACACGCCGGACGACCGCGTGCGCGCCCGGGTGTTCTGCTCGGGCCAGCTCGCGGGCGAGCTGCTGCTGCAGGTCGGCGAGGCGCAGCTTCTCGCGGCCGCACTCGCGCTCGGCGCGGGCCAGATGCAGGGCCATCTTCTGGTGGAGGTTCGCGGGTACCTGAGCGAGCAGTGGGCGCGCGAGCAGGAGGGGCGGTGACGGAGCCCGCGATCATCGAGGCGCTGCGGCGGATCCCGCGCACGCTGGACGAGTGGAAGGAGTCGGGTCGGATCACCGGCTGGCTCTGCGAGCTCGACGCGCAGCTCGGCATCGCCGTGGAAATCTGGCAGCACCCGCACCGCAACTTGAGCGCCGGCATCTCCTGGGAGCTGCTCGCGGACGGCGCGCACCCGGCGGTGGATCGGCTGTTCGGGTACCTCGAGAAGGGGCTGCGCTCATGAGCGACGCCGCCGCGCTGCTGCGCAAGCTCGAGCACGTCCGCGACTGGCTCAAGTTCCACGCCAACAGCAAGGGCGGCCTGCTCTCCGAGCTCGCCGACGTGCTGGGCGAGCCGGCGCAGGTGAGTCCCGCCGACGTGGTGCAGCTCGACCCCTCGCGCGGCGACTGGGCGGCGGGGCTGCTGCTGGTGGTGACTGAGGTTCTGCCGTGGGGCGTGAAGGGCTTCGTGCCCTGGAGCGAAGCGGACCAGGCGTCGCAGGTGTGGCTGCGCGTCTCGCACGGCGGCTACCAGCGGGTCGGCGCGCTTGCGTGGCCTGCTGCGCTGGAGGGCAAGTGAGATGGACGGAGCTTGCTGCGTGGAGGACTGGCACCAGGCGGTCGAGCGAGTGCAGGCCGGCGCGCCGCTGGTCTACGTGCGCCGGCCGCCCGGCGAGCGCACGGCGGTCTACCGCGACGGGGCCGACCGGATCGCGGCGGCGATGTGGCTCGAGGCGCAACAGGGCGACGAGCTGCCGGAGGCGATCCGGCTCGCGAAGGCGCCGCGATGAGCGGGAGGAGGAGTGACCCGATGGGACTGATCTGCTCGCACGGCTTTTGGAACGGCCCCTACACGATGTTTCACCGCTGGCGCTGCGAGCTCGCGCGCGTCGCGGGCTACGGCGTGGCGCCCTGGGACTTTGGCGATGGCGTGATCGCGGATGCGCCCGTGCTCCCGTATGAGCAGCTCACGATCGAGCAGCACGAGGGGCAGTGGGAGCGCACGCCCGACGACCCGCTGCTGGTGCTCCTGGCGCACTCGGACTGCAGCGGCGAGATCGCTCCCGAGCAGGCCGCGCCGCTCGCGGCCCGCCTGGAGGAGCTGCTGCCGCAGGTCCGGCAGATCCCGATGGCGGACGCGGAAGAAGCCTACGACGGCGTGCCGAAGATCGACTGGCACCCGGAGTGGACGCAGCGGGCCATCGACGCGCTACGCACCGCCGCCGCGCGCGGCGAATCAGTGAGGTTCTTCTGATGATCGGACCCGCAGAGCAACGAAGGATCGAGGGTTTCGCGCAGGTGCTCGCGCAGGCCATCGCGGCGTCGCTGAAGGAGGAGTTCGGCGGCACGCACGTGCAGTTCGTGGTGCTGCTCTCGACCGACAAGGATCGCGAGCCCGGCGGGCAGGGCTTCTCGACCTACGTCGCCGGCACGAAGGACCGCGAGTCCATGGTGCAGATGCTCCGCGAGATGGCGGCGAAGGTGGAGGCCGACCCGCGCACGGGCACGAAGGCCTACTTGCGCGCGAAGGATGCTCCGCAGCGCTTCGACGTGCAGCGCGTGGAGGACGTGGCCGCAGCCCTGGGGACCCAGCGGATTCAAATCCCCGAGGTTCCCGGCGGCGCGAGCCTGCTGATCTCTGCGAACGGGCGGTTTTCGGGCGTGCTGGTGCTTTCCGCCGAGGAGGAGCGCGCGCTGAAGGAGCGGCTGTTCGGCGAAGAGGGCCCGCGCAAGCCGGAGCCCACGAAGCTGCGCCTGGCGCGTGTGCTGCGCGAGCACGGGCTGGAGCAGATGGCGGAGGCAGCAGAGCACGGCCGCTACGACGACTACCAGTCCGAGAGCGCGACGCCGTGCATCGACCTCGTGAATCACCTGCACGCGGCCGGCGCGCACGAGCTCGCGGAGCGGGCGAAGCGCGGCGAGTGGGATGCCACGAAGGAGGAGGCGGACGCTTGGGCGGCCTCGCCGGATGGCCACGCGGCGTTCGCCCAGCTCATCGGCGCGCAGTCGGAGCAGATGCGGGCCGCCGAGGAGAAGCGCCGCCGCCGGGCGGAGAAGCTGCGGGCGCAAGTGCAAAAACGCGACGAGCCGCCGGAGGGTCCGAACCAACCCACACAGGAGAGAGTCGATGCCGATTCAGATGGATAACCCGCTCGGGACGCCGGGCGGAGGCAAGTTCGACAAGGAAGCGGAGGCACTGCTGAAAAAGTACGGCGCGATGGGCGTGCTGGTGGTGATCCTGGGCCAGACTCCGGCGACCAGCGGCATGAGCTTTTCCGGTGTCGGGGCAGCGATCTCGTTGATGCCCGACATCCTCGAGGGCTGCGCCGGGCACATCCGCAGTGCGCAGCGCGCGGGGAAGCATCCGTGAGCGTGCGAAACCCGAAGGTGTCGCTGGAGGGCCACGACGACCTCACGCGGCTGGCCGGCCGCATGCTCGAGGCGCTAACCGAGCGCTTCCCGGAGGAGTGCGAGAAGCTGAGCGTGTTCCTCACGATCGAGAGCGAGACGCAGGCCGGCACGGCCGCGCAGACGGGATCCACCGATGCTCGCGAGGTACTCTCCTCGGTGGTGGCCATGCACGTCCGCGGCCTGCAGGCCATGGCGAACATGAATCCCGCGCTGATCGCCCCGATCCGCGAGTGGCTCATGGAGACGTTCGGCCACTGATTATGCCGCGCGACAACCGGCGGCCGATGGACCGACGCCGGCGCCACATCGGCGTGAACATCGATCCGGCGACGTGGCGCCGCTTTCGGGCGCTCGCGCGCGCGCAGGGGACCAGCGGCGCGGCGCTGCTCGAGCTCCAGATGCGGCGAGAGATCGAGCTCGCGGAGTGCGACCCGCTGCTGCGCCGGCGCATGGACGAGATCGAGCCGCACTTGCTCGCGACGGAGCGCAAGGGCTACAGGACGCGGATGGCGCGCACGCGCCCGGACAGGAGGTGGGCACCGTGAAGATCGGAGCGACGGGGCGGTTCCCCGAAGGCAAGATCACGCCCGAGGACGAGGGAGAGCTGCAGCTCGCGATCGGCGCCAGCGGCAGCAACGTGGAGATTCACTTCGGCACGCCGGTTTCGTGGCTCGCTTTCCCGCCGTCGACGGCGCGCAGCCTGGCCGCGGGGCTCATCGCCGCGGCCGACCGCATCGAGCGCGGCCAGTGACGGCGACTGAGCGCCGCCGCCGCCGCAAGCGGCGGGCGCGGCTCGCCCAGATGCGTGCGAGCGAGGGCTTCGGCGGGGGCTTCGGCGGGTACATCGAGAAGCGCGATGGCCGGGTGATCCCGGCGGCGAACATGCTCGACTGGGCCGTGTGGATGGGGCGCGCAGACCGCCGCGTGGCGCGCGACCAGGTCGAGGACATCATGGTGTCGACGGTGTTTCTCGGCCTGGACCACGGCAGCGGCTTTTCGCCTGTGCCGATCCTGTACGAGACGATGACCTGCGACTCCGCCGAGAAGTGGGGCGGCCCGTGGCGCTACGCGACGCGCGCGGCAGCGCTCGAGGGTCACGCTCGCATTCTGGCGCTGGTCGAGTCGGGCGTGCCGCCCGAGGGGATCGAGGACTGAGCGCGCCGCCCCCGGCCAGCGCCGGGGGCACCTAGGCGCAGGCGAACGCCCGCGCCCCCGCCCACCACCCCTCAGCGCGCGACGGCCCGCTGGGGCAGCGTGGTGGGTGCCCGCCGCTTCTGCTCGGCTTCCGCTGCGGCTGCGGCGAGCCTGGCGGACAAGGGCACTCCTGTGTACGCCCGTCCGATGGCAATTCGCCACAGTGCATTGATACTGCAAACGGGCCACAGCTGGGAGCGGATCTGCTTCAGGGAGATTCCGTCCAGGAGGTAGGATTCGCGGATCCAGTTCACCTGCTCGTCGCTGTAGCGGCCCCTTTCCGGCCGAATCCCGCGCAGCGCCTTTTCCATCGGACCTGTCTTTGGACGCGCTTGCGGAGACACCATCCGCTCCTTTCTGTCTGACATCCGTTTCCCTGCTTTGACCGTTCAATTGTACAGCCGCCAATAACCGGTTGACAATGAGACCCGGCGCGTTTTCAACTAGTTGCGCATGGCAGCTGCACGAAAGACGCGCGACTGGAAGGCGCTCGAGCGGAAAGTGGTTCCCCCTGAAGGGTGGGAAGACTGGACGCCTACAGAGAAAAATCTCTTCCTGCTCGTGCGCGCCGTTTCCCCTCCGCTTGCGATCAAAGACATCGCCGACGAGCTCGATCTGTCGCTCTCCGAGACGGTGTCGATGCTCGACCGTCGCGAGATGCGGACGTCCGTTCCAGCTGCGCGAGTTCCAGTAGGGGAGTTCCTGAAACTCCTGGAGACGGCGTGCAAGCGCGTGCTCGTCGCGATGGACGCCGCGAAGATCGAGCAGGCCGATCTGAAGGGCCTTTCGGCCACGTTCCGCGACCTGATGAACACGCGCGCGCTCTTGCTCGGCGAGCCCACGCAGATCATCTCGTCCGATCACCGCCGTTCGATGGCTGACGCGCTGCAGGTGCTCGTCGCTGAGGCGACTCGCCGCGGAATCGCCATCCAAACGGACCAGCAGGGCGGCATCACCGTGCGGCGCCCCGTCACGATCGACGCGCAAGGCCGGCCGGTATGAACACCGCCGACCTGCAGGCGATCACGCCGGAGCGGCTGCGCCGGCTCTCCGAGGACGAGCTGCGCGCGCTCGTGGTCGACGTCTCGGTCGCGCAGCAGATCGACCGCAAAGAGAACCAGCTTTACTACTACCGCCCCGCGTCGGACGGCGTGATCCCGATCCACCAGTCGCGCGGCCGCATCACCGGCATCGGCGGCGGTAACGGCTCGTCCAAGACGAGCAGCGCGCTCGTCGAGCTCGCCATACACGCAACCGGCGTCGTCCCCTTCGCGCTGCGCGGCGTGACCGACTGGTCCAAGAAGCTGCGCGGCCCGGTGCGCATCCGCGTGGTCTGCGAAAACCTCACGACGGTGCTCGGGCCGATCCTGCTCCCGATGCTCAAATGGAACCACTGGACCGGCGTCGATGCACCGGGAGGCGACCGCGGGCACTGGGGCTGGATCCCGCGCGATTGCCTGATCGATGGCGACTGGGATCGGTCCTGGACCGAGAAAAGCCGCATGCTGCGCACGCTCTACCGCCACCCGGAAAACCCGGACGAAGTGGTGGGCGAGTCGATCTGGGTCTTCAACTCCTACGACCAGGATCCCAAGGACTTCGCGTCCGGCGACTACCACTTCGTGCTGCTCGACGAGCCGCCGCCGCTGCCGATCTTCAGGGAAAACCAGGCCAGAACCATGAGAGTGAACGGCAGGATTCTCATGGCCATGACCTGGCCGGACGATCCGACGATCAATGTCGACTGGATCTTCGACGAGGTCTACGAGCCGGGCCGGCCCGGCCCCAAGCGCGACGAGACGATCGACTGGATCGAGATCAGCTCGCTCGAGAACCGCAACCTGATGACCGAAGCGGTCACCGCGCAGGCCGAGCGCTGGGACAAGCGCACGCGCGACGTGCGCATCCACGGCCGCCCGATCCGCTTCACGAACCGCGTGCACCCGCTCTTCTCCGAGGAGCAGGAGTTCTACTGCTTCGCGTGCGGCGACCGCGTGCTGGTCACGACTGCGGGCCGCTGCCGCCAGTGCGACGGCACCGACGTGGAGGCCTTCCAGCACGTCGAGGAGTTCGACCACTCGCCGAGCTGGCCGGTGATCTGGGTGGTGGATCCCCACCCCAGAAAGCCGCACATGAGCATCTACGTGGCGGTCACGCCAAGCAACGAACTCTGGCAGGTTGCCGAGCTGCAGGCGGCGGTGGATCCTTCCGCGTTGCGCGTGCAGTGCGACGAGCTCGAGCAGGAGCTGCAGCTCGACGTGCGGCTGCGGCTCATGGACCCGCGCATGGGCGGCCAGCCCGCAGGCGCGAACCGCGAGCGAAACTGGCTCCAGGAGTTCGCCCACGCGGGGCTCCCGTGCGACCCGGCCGATCCCTCCGACGTCGGCCGCGGCCTGCTCGACGAGTACCTGCGACCCGACTTCGACACGCGCCGCCCGCGCGCGCGCGTGCACGCACGCTGCCCCAACACGATCCAGCAGATGAAGCGCTTCATGTGGGACGACTGGCGCCACAACCTGGACAAGTCGCAGAAGCAGCGGCCCAAGGACAAGTGGGACGACTACCCGGCGTGCTGGCGCTACGTGATGAATGCGAAGCCCGATCACGAGGGTCTCACCTACGGACACCGCGTGCTGCGCGGCAGTCGGCGCGCCGCCCCCACGGGCAGCAAGCGCCGCCGCCGCGGGCGACGTCGGTAGCGGAGTAACACACAAGTGCGAGGTGACTCACAGTGACAAAGAAGAAGGGGCCGCTGGCGAAGGGCACGAAGTCGGGCGCGACCAAGCGCAAGATCGTCGGCGGCACGATGAAGAAGAAGAACGGGGCGGCCTGGTAGTGGCCACCACCAGGCGCAGCATGCCCGCGCGCCGCAAAGAGCGGCAGCGGGAGATCGAGGAGCCGGTGGTCGCGCCGCCTCCCAAGCGCAAGGGCCGCGGGGCCCCGGTCGAGAAGGTCCGGCGCACGAAGGAGCCGCTGCGCGCCGGGCGCAAGGTAAAAGGAGCCTGAGAGATGGCCGCGCCTCTGCTGGTCGATCCCGTCCCCATCGACGAGGGCACGCTCTCCCCGGAGCAGCCGCTTCGCCGGACCCGCACCCGCCCCGACCCCCTCAAGCTCTCCGAGGACGAGCGGATCCGCGTGGTGAATCGGGTAAAGCGCTTCGCGAGTGAGGACGAAGAGGCGCGGCATCTCGACATCGAGCTGCGCGAGCAGCGCTACGCCAAGCTGATGCAATGGACCGAGGAGCGTGAAGGGCCCTGGGAAAACTGCACGAACGTGACGCTGCCGGACATCCTCACGGCCTGCCTGCGCACCGAGGACACGCTCACCAACGCGGTGCTCACCAGCCGCCCCATGGTGAACGCGCGCGCGCTGGACAACGCGAACTCCGAGAAGGAGCGCAAGATCGACCAGCTCCACGACACGCAGTTCTTCGTGGAGCAGGACGGCGAAGGCCTGCTCGAGGCCATGGTCTCCAACTTTGTCCGCGACGGGACCGCGCGCACCTACACGCGCTGGGTCACCGAGCACCGCGAGATTGTGCAGGTGGCCGACTTCGACCCGATCCCGCTGACTCAGATCCCGGTGCGCTACTTCCGGCGGCTGCTGGATTACCGCTTCCGGGTCGAGCCCGACAAGATCCGCCAGCTCGACGAGGAGGGGTGGGACTGGTCGGTGAAGAGCCTGGACGGCGACGACCTGGAGGTGCGCTTCTACACGCGCGAGAGCGACGAGCGCGTGGAGATGGAGATCCGCGGCGAGGTGACGGTCTTCGACGGGCCCTGCGTTCTCGTCGTGCCCTACGAGGGACTGCTGCACCCCTACTGGTGCCAGAACCTGCAGGCGCCCTCCGCGAGTAACCCGAACGGGGCCACGCACGTCATTCTGGTCGACCGGCCGACGATCGACGAGGTGGGCCGCCTGATCGACGAGGGCGTCTACGATCTCATCACGCGCGCCGACCTGGAGCGCACCGTGCCCACGGTCCCCTTCGACCAGCCGGAGGATCGACTCAGCCGGCAGAAGGACGAGATGCGCGGCTTCGCTTCGGGCCGCGTGGAGCCGCAGACCGAAGCGCGCAACCACGCGCAGACGAAGCGCTACATCTGCTTCGACGTCTGGAGCCAGGACGGCCTGGGCAAGACGATGGACGTCGTCTGGACGGTGCTGCCCGAGCTCGACCTGCTCGCGCGCGCCCGCCCCCTCTCCGAGATGGTGCCGGGCAACCCGCCTCGTCGCCCGTTCTCCGAGTCCGTCTTCGTGCCGGTGCAGGACCGCTGCATCGGGATGGGCCTGCCCGAGATCATGGAGGGCTTGCACGACTTCAAGACCGAGGTTTTCAACGTGATGGGCGATGCGGCTGCGATCGAGATCCAGCCGTTCTTCACGTACCGGCCGGGCGGCTCGATCAACCCAGAGAAGTACGAGATTTTCCCGGGCGCTGGCCTGCCGCAGCAAAATCCGGGCGACGTCACCTTCGGCCGCGTGCAGCCCACCGCCACCGCGATCGCGATCAACGAGATCACTCTCGCCGACCAGATGGCGGAGAAACTCACAGCGATCGGTGACCTCCAATTCGGGCGCATTCCGACGGGCAAGAGCTCGGCGCTGCGCACGGCAGGAGGTGTGACGCAGCTGCTCGCGCAGGGCGAAGCGCGGCCGGAGCGCATCCTGCGGCGGCTTTTCCGCATGCTGCGCGACCTACACTCGCTCATGTACCAGCTGAATCGTACCTTCCTGGACGACAAAAAGCGCTTCCGCGTGATCGGCGTCGAGAGCCCGGAGAAGGACCCCTTCGTCTCGGTCGACAAGTATCAGGACCTGTCCGGGCAGTGCACGTTCGACTTCACCGCGAACGTGTTGAACACCTCGAAAGCCGCGCTGCAGCAGTCGCTCGGCGAGATCGTGACGCTGGTGCTCAACCCGCTGATGCTGCAGCTCGGCGTCGCCGACGCGGATGGCCTGTACCGGCTGCTGTGCGACTACCTGCGCGCGCTGGGGCAGTCGCCGGAGAAGTACCTGCACGCGCCCTCGCCCGAGGCGCGGATGCCGCGGCTGCTCGCCTCCGAGGCGATGAGCTCGATCCTGCGTGGCGAGTTCCCGGTCGGGATCCCGGCCGAGGAGAGCGCCGAGGAGCACCAGGCCGGCATGCAGGAGCTGCTCGCCCGCGAGGACGCCGAGGGAATCACGCTGCAGCAGACGCTGGAGCCGTACCACCTGCAGCTTCTCACGGGCTACATGCAGGCGCTCGGCCAGCGCGTGCAGATCGAGAAGGAGATGGAGCAGCGGCAGCAGCTCATGGAGCAGATGCGGCAGCAGCGGCAGTCCGAGCAGCAAGACAACCCGATGGCAAACGCCCGCCCGATGGGGGGAACGGGCTTCGTGCAAAGGAATGAGCCGATGGACGAAGGAATGCTTGCCGGGACCGGGACGCCAGCATGAGCAAGCGCCACCGCTACGAGGAGTGCGGGAGCTGCCTGGACTGCTTGGACTGCGGGATGCCGCTGCGCACGGCGCTGGAGGTCCACGAGCGCACGCAGCGCAAGGTGCCGTGCATTCCCAAGCCGGGCCGCAGCCGGCGGCACCGGCACGTCGAGCCGCAGAACGAATCGCTGTACGTGCCCAGCTGGGCGGAGCCGCTCGGCGCGGTTTCCTGAGGGGACTGAATGGCCATCGACCGCCAGCGCTGGCAGCGCGAGAACGCCGCCGCGCAGCGCCGCCACGATCGGGACCGCGAAGTCGCGCAGGCGCTCCACCGCCTGCGCCAGGTCGCGGTTCCCCTCGAGCAGCTCACCGGCTCCGAGCAGTGGGACCGCTTCCTGCGCTACGGCGAGGCGCTGCAGGAGGCAGACCGCGCCGACCTGCGCGCAACGCAGGAGGCGCTCGCCACGTCGCAGTGGATCGCACCGGAGACAGTCGCGTCGCTGCGGCACCGCGCCCTGGTGCTCCAGGTAGCGATTGATGCGCGCAAACAGGTGTTGGATCTTCCTAAATCAATCGTCGATTCTGCTCAAAAACTCACTGCCGCAGAGTGAGACATGCGGGTAAACCCGCTCAAATGCTGCGAGTTTCACTTGTGAGTCTTTGAGGCCGCGTTGTACTCCTCTCCTCAACCACGAGGAGAGAGAGGACAAGTGGCAGACTCGACACCCGAAAGCGGCGGCGAGAACAAGGACGGCGGCGGCCCGGACCGCCAGCTCGAGCTCTTCGAAAAGACCGCGCAGATCGCCGAGAAGCTCGAGGCGACCACGCAGCAGGTCGCCTCGATCGCGCAGACGGTGGCCGATCGGCCGGCACCCGCGGCCCCCGCCGCGCCGCAGCAGCAGATCCAGCACCTCTCCGAGGAGCAGGTCTTCGCCGCGATCGAGCGCGGCGACATCACGCAGGCGGCCGGCATGGCCTACCTGCTCAAGCGCGCCAAGGAAGAGGCGAAGGCCGAGGGCCGCCGCGAGGCGCAGCAGACGCTGGTCGAGGTCGGCCGCGCTGCCAGCGAGCACGACATTGCGGGCAAGATCGCCGCTTACCGCCACGCCGTGCCGGCACTGGGCGTGCGGGGCTCCCCGGAGTGGAACGAGGTCGCCGCGCGCTTCCACGAACTCGTCGCCGAGGGCCACCCGCGCGACTCCATCCGTACCGAGCTGGTGGCGCTGCGCGACATCTTCGGCCGCGACCCGAGCAAGGCCGGCAGCGACCACGCTCCCGTGCGCGAGCGCACAAAGGAGCGCGTGACGCGCGGCGAGTCGCCCTCCAGCGCCTCCGGCCGCGGCAGCGCGCCGCGGCGCCAGCGCGGCAACGAGCCCGACTCGGAGCTGCCGCAGGACGCGCGCGACTACGTCGACAAGATGATCCGCATCGGCCAGTACAAGAGCTGGGACGACCCGCGGGTCGCCAAGTACGCCGAGCGCTTCAAGGCCAGCGCGGCCCGGCGGGCAGCTCGCGCGTGACCAGCTACCGGATCCCCCTGATCGGCATCCGCCAGTCGATGGTGGATTGCGCGCGCGAGTTCTTCGCGACCATTCGCCGGCAGCGGCACTACGTCGCGGGGCTGGTGAGCAAGGGGCGTCCGGTCGGCAAGGTCGAGGGTACCTGGGTCACGGACTGCGCAGAGATTCGCCAGTGCGTGATGCTCTGCTCGTTCTGTGACCACAAGTTCAAGCCGGCGCACAAGCGCTACGGCTACCACCGAGACACGCGCTTTGCGCGCGGCGTCGGCGGTGACTGCGACGGCTGCCGGGTCCACCGCGACGAGGGCCTGCAGCTCTACGTCCACGAAGCCCATCTCGGGCAGGGCTACATGCCCCGCTAAGGAGCCCTCCATGTACGTCCACGGTCATCTGTTCGCCGGCACCCCGATCCTGCAGAAGGTGCAGATCGGCGAAGCTCTTCCGCTCGCGGGCGTGCCGCTCATCGCTTCGGCGCTCGCCGACGCAGATGGCGTGATGCGCGCATCGACCACGGCGGCCGCCGAAGCGATCGGCATCAGCTACGACGCGCAGCCGACGCGGAACACCGCGCAGCAGACCGGCGACGCGGACCCGGCCGTCTACGTGACCGTGAACGTACGCCCCGACCAGATCGTGCGCGGCCGACTCTCGGGCGGCGCAACCGCGGGCACGGCGCTGCCCGAGTTCACGAACACCGTCGCGAGCACGAACGGCCTGCTCATCACCGCGGCCTTCGGCACCGCGTACGACGACGGCTACGCCTACGGCGCGACCGGCGCGAACGCGGGGCGGCTGCGCAAGATCCAGGGCGCCGTGAACACCACCGCGACGCCGATCGTGGCGTTCCCGAGCGACATCGCGGTGGGCGACATCTTCTACGCGCTCACCTTCGGTCATCTCGAGGATGCAGGCGTGCAGCTCACGACTGGGGTCACTGAGATCGACGCGACCGGCGACAACCAGAGCGGCACCAACTTCCGGTGCCGCGCGCTCGCGCTGCTCCCGAAGGCGCAGGGCGGCGCGCTCAATAGCTACGCCGACCTCGTCTTCGTGGACCACCTCTTCATCCAGCAGTAAGAGCGCCGTCGATCGGCGAGTAAGGAGACTCTCGAAATGTCCAACGTTCCGGCGACAGGCGTTCACTTCGGTGATCTGCTGGATCCGCGCTTCCAAGAGATTTGGGACGCGGAGTACCCGCAGCACCAAGACATGATCTCGACGTTCTTCCGCGACGAGCCGACGAACGGGCGCGATGAGATGAAGTTCTCCTCGGTCGGCACCATGGTCGACTTCGAGGAGTGGACCGGCACTGTGCCGTACAATGCCCAGTTCCAGGGCTACGACACGCGGCTGATCCCGCTCGAGTACGCCAACGGCTTCCAGATCGAGCGCAAGCTCTACGACGACGACCAGTACCATGTGATGGATCAGAAGCCGCGCGGCCTTCGCGCGAGCGCGTTCCGCACGCGGCAGAAGCACGCAGCCCGCATCTTCAATCTGGCGTTCGTGAACGACCAGTATTTCTACGTGAACAGCGAAGGCGTGGCGCTGTGCAGTGACTCGCACACGACCACCTCCAACGCGCCGACGAACGCCGGCTTCGACAACCGGCTCACTGGCGCGCTCACGGCGACCGCGGTGGCGACCGCGCGCCGGCAGATGGTGCAGTTCCGCGGTGACCAGGCCGAGATCATCTCGGTGACGCCCGACACGCTGCTCTACCCGGTCGATCTGTACGAGCAGGCCTACGAGATCATCAGCAGCGCAGGCAAGCTCGACACCGCGAACAATAACCCGAACGTGCACCAGGGCCGGTACGAGGGCATCGAGTGGAACTACCTCACCTCGCCGACCAATTGGTTCATGATCGACTCGGTGCTGATGAAGCAGTTCCTCGTGTGGACTGATCGCATCGAGCTCGAGTTCGGCTCGGCGGAAGAGTTCGATACCTATGTCGCGAAGTGGCGCGCGTACATGCGCTACGGCAACGCCTGGACCAACTGGCGCTGGATCATTGGGTCCGAGGTGAGCTGAGCGTGGGCAAGCCGACGAGTCACCGGCCGAACAAGCGCGCTCTGCAGAAGGCGCTGCCGAACAAGGGCGCGGCGCCCCCGGCGAAGGGCGGCGGCCTGCCGAACGGTCCTGAGAAGACGGTCAACTGGCCGACGCCGGATCGGCTCGGCAACTCGAGCAAGCGCCTCAACGGCGTGGAGCGCGTGAAGACGCGCATGTGGGAGAGGGGATGACCACTTCGCTGAATCTGTCGGGTGCCGTGCGCCTGAATGGCTGGCTGCCGATCTTCCCGACGCTGGGCAGCGTATTCTTCGTCGACTCGACGAGCGCGAACAAGGCGGACGACCCGGGGCACGGTGACCGGGCGAGCAACCCCTTCGCGACGATCGACTACGCGGTCGGCCGCTGCACGGCGAACAAGGGCGACGTGATCGTGGTGGCGCCGGGGCACACCGAGACGGTGAGCACCGCGGGCGGTCTCGCGCTGGACGTCGCCGGCATCACCGTGCTCGGCCTGGGCGTCGGCGCCTCGCGGCCCACGGTGAACATCACCGCGACGGGCGCGCGCGTCACGATCAGCGCCGCCAGCATCACGGCGCGGAACCTGATCTTCGTCGGCACGATCGACGCGATCACAAATCCGATCGCGATCTCGGCCGCCGACGTCTCGCTGCTCGACATCGAGACGCGCGACGCGAGCGCGACGCAGGCGGTGGACTTCATCGTGACCACCGCGGCGGCGGACCGGCTGCGCATCAGCGGCTGGACGCACCGCGGCGACGCGGCGGCCGGCGCGGACACCGCGCTCTCCATCGTGGGCGGCGCGGGGATCACGGTCGAGGACTTCTGGATCGACGGCAACTTCGCAGTGGCCGCCATCGAGAACGTCACCACCGCCGCTACGAACCTCACGATCGGCGGCGGCACGCGGTCGAACTACATCCGCACGCGCAACGCCGCGGACGTGGCGATCACGCTGGTGGCGACCACCACCGGCAACATCGGGCCGGACATCTTCATCCGCATCCAGGACGACGCCGCGAACATCACCGAGGCGCTGGTCGGCGCCGCCGCGCAGTTCTTCCAGCCTCTGCTCATCGCGAACGCGAACAACGAGCAGGGCCTCGCCTGGAACGGCGCCACCAGCGCAGACGCCTGAGAGGGAGAGAGCTCATGGCACGCGACCCGCGAACGAAGAAGGCTCGGCGGCTTTTCCGGCCCTGGGAGGCCGCCGAGATCGCCGACAACAAGGCGCATCTGCAAAAGGCGCTCGAGTCCCCGCACGTCGAGGACAAGAGCGCCGTTCGCGACGCGCACAAGCGGCTGTGCGCGATGGAGAAAGAGCACGGCGTCCCCGACTTCAACTCGGCCGAGCGCGACGCCGCGGCGAAGGAGGTGAAGGAGCTCGAGCAGCAGATGCGGGTGGGCATGCTCTCCGCCGAGGAGATGCGGCGCAACCCGCCCGGCGCGGTCGATCAGAACGTGTGGTGGGAGCGCAAGAACAAGTGGCGGGTGAACCGCTGGCGCGCGCTGCAGACGGCGCTGCACAAGGGGATCGCCGGGGATCAGTCGCGCTCGCTGCTCGACATCGAGCGATTCCGCCCGCGCGCCTCGCAGATGAACATGGACAACGCGCAGATTCCCGCTGCGCGCACGTTCTCGTTCCCGAGCGAGGAGTTCAAGGAAGGCTGGGAGCGGATCTACGGCACGAAGAAGGCCGAGGGCGCGCCGGAAGAGCCCGCTTCCGAGGGCGTGGACGAGCCGGAGCAGATCGAGGAGCCGCTGGTGGACACCGCGGCCTTGGAGGCGGAGGAGGCCGCGGCTGCACCCTCGGCGCGCGCAGCGCTCGGCAAGCTCGCGCGCAACCGCGCTGCTGTGCCGCCGCCGGCCCCCTGATCGGGAGACGCTGAATGGCCTTCCCCTGGCTGAGTGAGACCGGATTCGAAGACGGCACCCGCGGCCACTTCGACGCGGAGACCGACACCGAAAACCGGCTCGACTTCCCGCACTACAGCGAGCTCGCGCGCGTGGGCGGGCCTGAGATGCCGTGGCGCGGCGCCTACTGCATGCGTGTGAACCTGGCGAACGACGGCTCGCCGGCGGACGCCTACGTGCAGGAGACGGGCTCCTGGGATCTCGCGGCCACGGGCGTGATCTTCCTGCGGCTGATGTTCTACGTGAGCCGCGACCTGGTGATGGGGAACACGGACGAGTTCGCGCTCTTTCAGCTCTGGAGCTCGACGAACACCGTCGAGGGCGGCGCCTACATCAACTTCACCACCGCGAACGGGCTGCGGCTCGGGATCGGCGAGGCGAGCGCCACCAGCTTCACGCCGCTTACGCAGGGCGTCTGGCACTGCCTCGAGCTGGGCTACGTGATCGACTCGGGCGCGGGCAACGACGGGACGTTGGACGCCTGGCTGGACGGCGCGGCGCTCACGCAGGTGACCGGGCTCGACCAGGGCGCGATCACCTCGGGCGTGCTGGGCGTGCTCGGCCAGGACGCGACCACGACGCGCGGCACGATCCTCTTCGACGACATCGTTGCGGACGACGCGCGGATCTACCCGCCGAGCGAGCGCTTCCCGGACCAGCTCATCCTCACGACGAGTGGCCACGTCTTTGTGGGCGGCGGCGAGCTCGCGCAGGTGGAGCTGTACTCGGGCGGGGCGACCGACAACGTGCTCGCGGTCTACGACACCGATCGCGGCGCCACGAACGACGCGAGCAACTCCAAGCTCGAGCTCAAGAACACGGCGAACAACGAGCGAGTGCCCGGGGATGACCCGGTGCGCGTCCACCGCGGCGCGTACGTCGCGCTTTCGGGGACGAATCCGCGGGCTCTCGCCAAGATCGGCTGGGCGAACTCTTACTCGGCGGGCGCGATGCGCCAGCAGGGTCTGCGGCGCACGCCGAATCCGACGGGGGCGTAGACGATGGCCAAGGTGCAGATCCCGCCCCCGGCGGGCTACTGGGACGTGATCGCTCTCCTGCGCGTGCTCGCCGAGCCCGAGGTCTACCAGGGCAAGCTCGAGGAGCTCGAGGCGCTGCGCGCGGAGATCGAGGAGCGCTCCGAGTGCGAGGAGACCTGGGAGCGCGTGAAGGCGCTGGAGGCCGACGCCAAGGCGAAGCTGGCCGAGTCGGTGAAGGCGCTGGACGCCGCGCGACTGGAAGCGACCAAGATCCGCACGCAGGCCGAGGCTGACGCTGTCTCCTCGCGAGAGAGCCTGAAGGCCTCGCGCGAGGAGTGGGCGAAGGCGCGCGCGAAGGAAGCGGACGACCTTGCCGCGCGCGGCAAGGCGATCGACGAGCGCGAGCGGGCCGCCCGCGAGGCGACCGAGAAGGCGAAGACGGCGCTCTCTCGCGGCGAGTACCTGATGCGCGAGGCGATGCAGCTGCAGACTGAGTACACCGCCAAGGTGGACAAGCTGAAGGGCATCGTCTCGTAAGGGGGCCCTTTGGCTGGTACGACCTCCAGCAACCAGGGTGCGCGTGAGGTCTACGGTGCGATCGCTGCGCGGCTTGAGACGGCCGCCGGCGATAGCGCCATGGACGAGGCGAACGACGCCGTCCGCGTGAACGTGGTGGCCGGCAGTGCCGGCGGCGACGGGGGCACGCAGTACGCCGAAGACACGGCGTCGGCCGCCGGAGACGAGCTCACCATGGCCGGCGTGGTGCGCCGCGACAGCGCCGGCACGCTCGTCGACACCGACGGCGACCGGACGCAGATGCAGGTCGACGCGAACGGCCTGCTGCGGGTGAACGCATCGGGTGTGGCCGTACCGATCACTGACAACGGATCCACGCTCTCCATCGACGACGGGGCGGGCTCGCTCACGGTGGACGGCACCGTCGCGGCCACGCAGTCCGGCGCTTGGACGGTCACGATCCAGGACGGCGGCAACGTCATCTCGGTGGATGACGGTGCAGGCTCGCTCACGGTCGATGGCACCGTGGCGATCTCGAGCCTGGCGGGATCCACCACGGCGAGCGGACCCGCGACGGTCACGATCGGGACGACGTCGGCCACGGTCATTGCGAGCAACGCGAATCGCAAGGGACTCGCACTCACGAACACGAGCACAGGCAGCCAGCGGGTCTCGCTGCACATGGCGAACGGCAGCGCGGTGCTCGATTCGGGCCGGACACTCTGGCCGGGCGACATCTTCGAGATGGACCCGTGGAGCTTCACCACGGCACAGATCAACGGCATCGCGAGCGCAGCCGGCGCGACCATCGGCATCCAGGAGATGACCTGATGGCAACGCGCAGGGCGCCCCGCATCGAGCTGCGCAACGAGGGGTCGCTCCTCGGTTACGTGCGCTCGCTCGACATCGTCGGCACGGCGATCGCGGGCTCGGTCTCGGGCAGCGCGGGAACGATCACACTCTCGCCGAGGTGGGTCGAGCTCGAGGACTTTGGCGGCGCCGCAGACGGGACCACGAACAACACGACTGCTCTCAATTCTGCGGTCACCGCGATGGCAAGCGCGTCGGTTACGCGGCTCCTCCTGCGCCCTGGTACGTACCGCTTCACGAGCAAGCCGAGCAACTTCACGACTGCCGTCGAGATCATCGGATCAGGGATCTCGCAGACGACACTGGTGCGCGACTACACCGAAGCCGGATCGGCCGCGACCGGGTTTTTGAGCTGGGTCGGCTCGGGCAGCAACGGCAGCGGCATCCGGGACTGCCAGGTAGCGGCGGCGACCGGCACGACCGGCGGCAACCTGCTCGCGTTCAAGACGAACACCGACCAGGCAGCGTCCTTCCACTTCGTGGACAACGTGGCATGCTCGTTCCAGGGCACGGGCACGTACGTGTACGCGCTGTACTGCGACGGCCGTAACAACGACGTGAGCGGAAGTCAGGGGCTGCGCGACTTCCGCATCACGCGCTCCTTCCTGTTCCTCGGTAGCGCTGGCACTGAGTGCGCTCAATTCGACAACTGCACGAACCTGTACGGCAGCGGTCTCTGGGCGAACGGTGACGTCAACTTCGTCGGCGGCGGGACGGCGCTGCAGAACTCGACCGACTGCAATATGAATCTGATCTGCCTCGGTCAGCTATTCGTCTCAAACACGCTGCGCCTGAATGCGACCGGAATCACGAACACGTTGATATTTTCGACTGGCAGCCAGCAGTGCCAGTACACGGGGATCATCACGACCACGTCGGGCGGCTATGGCGACACCGGCACGACTAATCGCGCGTTCACCGCATACGAGATCCAAAGGTTTTTGATCGACGGCGTGACGGCGCCGTCGACGGTGAGTGGCTTCGGGCAGCTCTACATCGACACCGCGGACGGCGACCTCAAGGTGAAGTTCGGCGATGGCACCGTGAAGACCATCACCACGGATACCTGATTACATGAGCAGTACGTCGCAGCTGACCACGTTTTTGGACCTGTACACGGATCTCATCAACCGGGTGCGCGAGCAGACCGGCACGACCGCGGTCGCCACGATCGCCAAGCGCTACATCAACGTTGCGAATCAGGATCTTTACCTGGCCGGCGCCGAGAAGCTGCCGTGGGCGGAGCGGCGGGCGACGATTGCGACGCACGAGCGCTACACGACGGGCACGCTCACGGCGACCCGCGGCTCGACGGCGATCACGGGCTCTGGGACGGCCTGGAACACGGCGAACGACGATGGCGTGCCGAACATGCGCGCCGGCGGCAAACTCACCGTGGCGGGCCACCAGGAGGTCTACGCGGTCGTTTCCGTGGGCGGCGACACCGCGGCGGTGATCGCGCCGGCCTTCGTCGGGGACACCGAGAGCGACCTCTCCTACGTCTACTTCGAAGACGAGTACGCGCTCGCCAGCGACTTCTCGCGGCCGCTGGACCTGCGCGCCTTCGACGTGGGCCGCGAGATCAAGCTGCTCGGCCGGCAGGACTTCCGCCGGCTGTACCCGCGCAACCGGATCCCCTCGGTGCGGCTGCGGCACGCGACGATCCTGGACCTGCCCTTCAGCGGCAGCACGACGCCGGTGCGCAAGGTCCAGTTCGCGCCGCCACCCTCGGGCGTGCAGCTCGTGCACTACGACTACGTGACCACGCTGGTGGCGGTGAGCGCGGCGGGCGTGGCGCAGGTGAACCTCGTAGAGGACACCGACGAGCCGACGCTGCCGCTGCGCTGGCGGCACATGATCGTCTATCACGCGCTCTACAACTGGTACCGCGACCGCAAGGACGACCCGCGCAGCCAGGAGACCAAGCTGGAGTACGAGCAGCTCAAGCAGCGGCTGCTCGGCGACCACGAGATCGGCCAGCAAAGGCCGCAGATCACGCCGCGCATGGCGCCCTACAAGGCGCGCGCGAAGCGGCCCTATCGCGGCCGCGGCCGGCGCTACGACACGAACGGCGAATTCGACCGGATGGAAGGCGACTTCTGATGCCGGCGCCCGATCTCGATCTGCGGCATCGCTGGGGCGGCGGCCTCGCGACGGACCTGGGCTCGGTCGCCGACGTGCAGGCGAGCAGTCTCGTCGAGTTGCCGTACCTCCTCACGCTGGACAACGCCTTCTTCGAGTTCAACGGCTCCGTGCGCAAGGTAGGCGGGACGAGCAAGTGGAACTCGGCGGCGATCGACTCGGGTCAAGAGATCCGCGGCATGATCGAGTATGTCCGCACGGGAACGCTCGGAACGCCTGTGCGTCGCCGCGTCGCGTTCGCCGGCACGAAGATCGTCTCGGATAATAACGACGGCGTCTTCGCTGAAATCAAGACAGGGCTCACGGACGACGCGATCCCGAATTTTACGGTCTTCACGGACCTCCTGATCCTCGCGAACAACTCGAGCGACGTCCCGATGAAGTGGGACCAGACGACGTTCGCGAATCTGGGCGGTAGTCCGCCAAACTTCGCCTTCTCGGTCGCGCATGTGAACCGCCTGTGGGCGGCCGGGGCTGCTGCGAATCCATCGCGGCTCTACTACAGCGCGCAGCTCAACCCGGAGGACTGGTCCAGCTTCGACGCCGGGCACATCGACATCGAGCCGGATGATGGTGACGTCATCACGGGCCTGATCGCGCACCGTGGCGTGCTCTTCGTGTTCAAGGGGCCCAACTTCGGCTCGATCCACGTCATCAGCGGACGCACGCCGAGTGACTTCGCTCGAGACCTCTTTTCGCCCGAGGTGGGCGGCGTCGGGCCGAACACGAGCTTCAAGTTCGGCAACGACGTGGGTTTCCTGGCCCTCGACGGCAGCGTACGCAGCCTCTCGGCAACCGAGAAGTTTGGGAACTTCGAGGAAGCCAATCTCTCGCGCGAAATCTCGGTGTGGATGCTTGAGCACATGGACTCGAGCGCGCTTGCAGAGTGCTGGGCGGCGAACGACCCCACGCGAGGCTACGTGCTCTTCACGGTGCCGGTCTACGGCAGCGGAAAGCCGAACTCCGTGCTGATGATGGACTACCGCTTCGGTAAGCCCCGCTGGGGGACGTGGAGCGCGTTCAACGCCTATAGCGTGGCTCGCATGTCGGATCCGACCGGCAAGAACCGGCCGATTCTGTTCCTGGGCGGTAACGACGGCTTCATTCGAAAGACGCAGCAGCCAGAGCGACTCATCGACGGCAGCGTCTATCGATTCTTCGTGCAGTCGCCGTACCTGCACTACGGGACGCAGAACCGAGACAAGACGATCAAGGCCGCGGGCGTGAGCTTCCAGGTGCGCGGCAGCACGACCGTGAACCTCACGATGCGCTCGTCGCATGGGCCGATCCAGACGATCGAGTTCGCGGCGACGGCGGGAGCTCGGCTCGATCTCGAGTTCACGCTCGACGTCTCCGCGCTCTCAGGCACGCAGTACGCCACGAAGTGGAATACAGACATCGAGATCGGTCAATTCCGGGAAGTGAGCTACGAGCTCGAGAGCTTCGCGGGCGACGTCGAGGTTCACGCGCTGCACATCGTGCCGGAAGACGCGCAAAACCCGAACTACGACAATAACGAGTGAGAGATGTCAGTCTCAAAGTACAAGACGTGGCTGCAGAACGAGGTGCTCACCTCGGCGGACCTGAACGCGAGCTTCGATCAGGTCTTCAATAACCAGCAGGATCTCGGTTTCCCACGGACGTCTTCGGCTGACTTCAACGGCGTAGAGATCATCATCGACGCCGATGGGGACACATCTCTGCGCGAGACGAGCGACGACGTGCTCGTGCTCAAGATGGCGGGCCAGGACCTCTTCATCTTCGACGGTGATGGCGCGAGCGCGGTGAACGGCCTGCGCTTTACGGCTGGCGCGACGATCGTGACGGTTGGCGCGCAGGGCACTAGCGCGAACGTCGACCTCACGCTCGCGGCAAAGGGCACTGGCAACATCAACTTCACCACGGACCTCGTCGACCTCAACGGCGCCTGGCTGGTGCTCGACGCCGACGGGGACAGCTCGCTGCGCGAGGTCAGCGACGACGTCATCTATCTCAAGCTGCAGAACCAGGACGTCTTCATCTTCGATGGGGATGCCGCGTCTGCGGTGAACGGGCTCACGTTCCGCTCGGCGGCGGCGGGCTCGGACGTGCAGATCGAGGGCCAGGGCGCGAGCGCGGACGTGAACGTGGCGATCGTGCCCAAGGGCGCCGGCGTGGTGAAGCTGGGAACTGCCACGGTCACGGCGACGCCGACGGCTGGCGCGGTGCCGGTGGCGAACGGCTCGGGAAAGCTCGCCGTGGGCTGGATCGCGGGCGGCGCGGTGCTGCTCGCGACCTACACGCCCTCCGGTGCGGCGAGCGTCGACATCACCAGCGTGATTAGCGCGACCTACGGGAAGTACCGAATCGACATCGACGGGCTCACTCCCGCGACCGATGGCGCGTTGATGCTGCTGCGCACAGACCAAGCCAATGGAGCGTCGTTCGACGCGGGCGCCTCGGACTACGCGAGCCACGTCGTGGTGAGCTCGGGCACGTCGACGCTCACCGGCGTGGGCAGCAACGCGGCCGCGTCGATCGGCATCTCGGCGGAGGCGAGCGGTCTCGGGAACTCGACGGCCGAGGGAATCAGCGGCTCGATCTGGATCGACGCGGTAGGCTCTGCCTCGCGCCTCCCGAGTTTCTCGTGGAACGTGAGCGTTGTGAACCCGTCGACCGCGCACCTAGCGGTCTCGGGTTCGGGGGTGCGCCTCACTACGGCGGCGATCAACGCAGTGCAGCTGCTTATGAGCGCGGGGAACCTCACGGGCACCGTTCGCGTGTACGGAATCGCGGTGGCATAGGGAGGGGGCCTCAACTTGGGATTCCTCGACTTTTTCAGCGGCGGCAGCTCGGCGAAGACCAGCGCGCGCGCTCCGTCCAAGGCCGAAAAGACGATCAGCAAGAACATCGCCGCGCAGTCGACGCAGGCGATGCCGCTCTTCGAGCAGCTGCTGGCGCAGTCGCGCGGGCAGCAGGGCTTCAACGACCAGCTTTTCTCGCAGTTTCAGCGCGAGCTGGCGGGCGAGAGCGCGGCGCTGCCGCCGGAGCTGCAGGGGCTCATGGCGGCGCAGCAGCAGCTCGAGGCCTTCGGGCTTGGCGGGGACGATGCGGCGCTGATCCAGCAGGCGCTCGGGCTGGCGGGCCGGGGCACGGGCGCGACGCCGGAGCAGCTCGCGCAGATCCAGCAGGCGACCGACCTGGCGATCCAGGGCGGCCTCTCCGACCTGGGCCGATTCCGGGACGACACGCTGCAGACGATCGCGCAGAACAGCGCGGCGCGCGGGCTGCGGCCGACCGACACGCCGATCTGGAATCAGAGCGGGCAGTTCGGCCTCGAGATGAACCGGCAGGCGGAGCAGATGGTGCGGGGGCTGCGGCAGCAGCAGGCGCAGCAGATCCTGCAGTTTCCGCTGCAGGCGGGCGCGTTCGAGATGCAGCAGCTCGGCGGGGCCTCGGACATGGCGAACCGGCGCGCGGCGTTCCTGCAGAACCTGGATGCGTCGAACCAGGAAGCGCGGATGAACTTCGGGCGCGGGCTCACGGCGACGGGGCTGGGGATCGCGCAGGGCTTCTCGGGCGCGGACTCGCTGGGCCCGCTGATCTCGCAGCGCAACTTCCAGAGCGGCAAGGTTTCGCAGGCGAACCAGCCGAGCGGCGCTCAGCTCCTCTCGAGCTTGCTGCCCAAGACCGGGGCGATGTAAGGGAGCCGGAAAGATGGCAGAGAAGAAGGGCCTTGGGATTGCGGCACCACGGCCGGCCGAGGGGGCGGATAGCGGCGGCGGCGGGCTGGTGGCGGACCTCATGCGCGTGCTGAGTGCGCTCACTTCACCCTCGAAGAGCCCGCCTGAGCAGCTCCCTGGCCTGGGCCGGCCGGACGAATTCTCGGGCTGGATGAGTCCGCCCACCTGGCGCGGCCCGCACCAGCTATCCCAGGGCGAAGCGCGCGGCCAGGTGTTCGACATGGCGGACAAGGGCGTGGGCCGCTTCCGCATGATGGATCCCGGCCCTCGAGACGCGGCCGGTCCCGTGGGTGGCGAGCTCGGCCCGCCGATCGAACCGAGTGCCTCGCATCAGCTGCAGATCCTGCTGCGGGCCTTGAGCGGCGCTTTGGGCGGCGGCGGAGAAATGGACTCGCCGCCGCCGCGGCAGTTGCCTGGACTCGGCGCTGACAACGGCGGGGTATTTGGCTGGCCGGGGCCTGGAGACTCCCGGGGGCGGCTGAATCCCGAAGAGGTGTACGCCCAGGTCTTTGGGTCCGGGAATCGCCCTGTGGCGGACTACTGGCCGGCGCCTGGGCCTGTGGGCGGCCGCCTGGGCCAGCCAGTCCCTCCAAGCGCTTCGCACGAGCTGCAGATCCTCCTGCGAGCGCTGGGCGGCGGGAACTAGGAGGCGCCATGTTTCAGGCACTCGGAAGCGTTCTCTCGGCGCTGGGCAGCGCGGCGAGCTCGGTGGGCTCGGCGGCCGGCAGCGCGGCGAGTTCGGTCGGCAGCGCAGGCACGGGAGCAGCGAGCGCGCTGGGCACGGGGGCGACGACCGCGCTGGGCGGCGCAGGCTCGGCGCTCGGCAGCGCAGGCACGGGGGCGACGACCGCGCTGGGCGGCGCAGGCTCGGCGCTCGGCAGCGGCGCGCTCGGGAGCGTGGCCACCGGCGCGGGCGGCGGGCTCGCCAAGAACTTCGGGCAGATCCTGCAGGGGCTCGGGGGGCTCTTCAAGGGCGGCGGCGGCGCGAGCGGCGGCGGGCTCGGCATGGCGAGCGCGGCGGGGCCGCTGGAGGGCCTGGGCGGCGCGGGCGCCATGCCGACGATGGCCTCGAACTTCTCGAAGATTTTCCCGGCGGCGACGAGCGCGGGGGCGCCGGGGCCGATGGCGGGGCTGGGCGGCGCGGGGCCGATGCCGTCGATGGCGGGCAACTTCGCGCAGGTGTTCCCCGCGGCGCAGCAGGGCTTCGGGCTCGGGATGGCGGGCGGCGGCGGCGCGGGCCCGGGCGGCGGCCAGTTCGACTTCCAGAAGCTGCTCGAGTATGCGCGGCAGGTGAGCTCGATGGGCGGCGGCGGCGGGGGCGGGCAGCAGCAACAGCAGCAGCAGCAGGCGCCGCCGGCGCACCCCGGTCTGGACCCGGTGCTGCTGCAGCTGCTGCTCGGGCAGCGGGTGTAGGAGGCCGCGCAGTGGCGGACTGGCTGAGCACGATCGGCGGGGCGCTGCAGCAGGCGGGCGGGCTCGGGCTCGCCGGCGCGCAGGGGCTCGCGAAGGGCCTGGGCCTGGTGCAGGAGCGCCGGGAGCCCGGGCTCTTCGGCGTGCCGCAGCACCGGCCGGAGGATCTGTCGGACCTGAATCCGGTGCAGCGCCTGGTGTCGCGCCTCCATGACAGCGTCGCTTCCCTCGAGGGCACGCCGGACGCGATGCTCCCGAGCGCGCAGGCGCGGCAGCAGCGCGCGCAGCAGAACTCGCAGCGGATGGGCGCCTACAAGCAGGGCATCGAGATGCTCGAGCAGTTCGACGGGATTCGCGATCGCGCTCGCCCGTCGGACTACGACCGCATCGACGCGCTGCTGAAGAGGCGCTTCGGCGAGCTTGCGGGCGGGAAGGCGGGGGAGGCCGACGAGTTCTACGACACGTTCATGTCCAGTCGCGGGCTCACGCCAGCGCTGCTCGAGCTTGCGCAGGCAGACCCCGGCGCGCAGCAGCTCTTGGCGGCGGGCGGCACGATGGGCGACCTGCGCAAGTACCTCACGGCGCCGGAGCGGTTGGTGGGAGCGTTTCAGCGTGCCGACGCGCGCCACCTGGCGCCGGGCCGGAACAAGCTGGAAGCGATCACGAACACGAAGGACCCGGAGCTGCGCCGGGAGCTCGCCGCACGGATCCAGAAGGCCGGCGGCCGCCCGACGCTGCAGATGATCCGCGACATGGCGGAGGCGGGGCTCGTGCCCGACGGGATGCTGCCCACCACGAACGAGTGGGAGGCGCTGCAGCGCAACGAGGAGGGCCTGGCGGAGGCGGGCTTCCAGGCATCGCCCGAAGTGCTCAAGCGGCGGGAGCAGGGCTACACCTCCGACCTGAAGCAGAAAGAGGACGCGAACCGCATCTCGCTCGAGCACAAGGCGCGCATGGAGCAGATCGAGCTCGAGGCGTTTCTGGATCCGAAGGACCGCGGGATCACCCCCGGCAAAGAGCTCGAGTTCACGAAGTGGATCGAGACGAAGCGGCAGCCGTTCTTCCGCGCAGAGGCGGAGATCCAGAAGGCGATGCGCGCGCCGATGAACGGTTATGGCGACATCCAGGCGCTCTTCGCGTTCATGCACCAGCAGGACGATTCGGCCGTGAAGGAGGGCGAGTACGCGGTGGCGCGCGCAGCGCAGAGCGCGCTCGCCCGCCTCGAGACGGCGGCCTCTGGGATCACCGAGGGCCGGCAGCTCGGCGACGAGGCGCGCAAGCAGATCCGCGGGATCATGGTCGACTTCCTGGACTCGGTGCGCGGGCAGCACAAGGGCTTCCTGAAGCGGATGATCCAGGCTTCGGGGAAGCAGGGGCTCGACACGGACTCGGTGATGCCGGGTGCAGTGGACTTCGTGAACCAGCCCGACGTCGCGCCGGTGGGCCCGCCGCAGGTGAAGGTGCTGCCGGGCGGCGAGCAGGTGCTGGTGCAGGAGCTGGAGGACGGCTCCTTCGTCGAGGTGGTGCAGTAGATGGCGGAGGAGCCGAAGCCGCGCGCGCCGCGACGCTTCTCGCCGGGGGACTTCGCGGCGTCGCCGCCGGCGGAGCCTGCCGCCGCGCCCGCCCCCGCTGCACCTCCGCCGGTGCCCGTCGAGCAGCAGCAGCAGCGCGCGCCGCGGACCTTCTCGGGATCCGACTTCGTGGGTGGGCAGCAGGAGAAGAAGGAGAGCGGTGCGCGGCGGCCCCCTCTCGCAGGATTCCCCGGTGCGCCTGTGGAGCCCATCGGCGCGGAGCTGAAGTACAAGACGCCCGAGGAGCAGGCGCGCGCGAAGCGTCTACTCCTCGAGATCGGCGTGCCGACCGTCGCAGGGCTGTTCATGGGCCCGGAGATGGCCGTGCCGACGCGCCTCGCGATCATGGCGGCCCTGGGCGGCGGGGCGAGCGCTGGCGGCCTGCTCGTGGAGCCACCGAAGGACGCAACCGAGGGTGCGACGCGCGTCGGTGTCGGGGCGCTGTCGGGCGCCGGCGGCGAGGCCCTGGGGCTCGGGCTGGCCGCGGGTGCGCGCGCCGCGGCGCCGCCGCTGCGGCGGTTCGCGGAGAATCAGGGGATGCGTGCGCTCGGCCTGATGTACTCCAACCTGCGGCGCCTCGGCTCGGACTTCATGAACAGCGGGCGCAGGACCGCGCGCGCCGCGCTCGACGAGGGCGTGCTCTCTCCGCTCGCCAACTCGGAGACGATGGCCGGCCGGGCGCAGGCGGTGGCCGATCGCACCGGCGCATCGGTCCGCGCGACGCGCGACGCGATCGACGCCTCGGGCGCACCCGGCGTGGATGCGGGCCGCATCATGGGCGAGATCGATCAGCTGCTGAACAACTGGCGGCCGGGGATCAGCGACGAGGCGGTGCTCAATCGGCACCTGGGCGACACACTGCAGGACGTGCTGGCGCACTCGGACTCGCAGGCGACGCTCAGCATGGCCGACATCGCGGCTCTCAAGCAGCTACTCGCCCGGCGCGCGAACTTCCACGCGGCGCCGAATCCCAGCTCGCGCGGCGCAGACCTGGCGGGCCAGAGCGAGCTCGCGCGCGGCGTGGCGCAGGGCTTCGAGGAAGCGCAGGCGGCTTCGAACCTCACGCTCGAGGAGTTCGAGCAGTTCATCCGCGACAAGCAGCTCCACGGCGCGATGCAGGAGCTGATCGACCCGGCCTACGGCGCGCTCACCGCCCGGGTGGCCCGCGACGCAGGGAACAGCCAAGCGGGCCTGCTGCCCACCGTGGCCGCCGCTGGGCGTGACCCGGTGTCGGCGCTCGGGACGCTTCTCGCCGCGCGCACGCTCTCACAGCGGGGAAACCAGGTCGCTGCCGTGGGCGCGGACCGCTTGGCCGAGAAGCTACTCACGCCGGAGCTGCAGGCGGCGCTCATCGCCCTGATGCAGAGCGGCGCCCAGGCCGCTACGCAAGGCTCGCGCTCCCCGGAAGGCGGCCTGGGGATCGCTACAGCCCGTTGATCTTGCGCGTCAGGATGTAGTGGAGCGCGGCGATGCCGACGAGAGCGAGCACGATTGTTTTCATGTGGGGATTGTGCCATGGACGCCGACCGATCGCTCTTTGAGGAGGCGCAGCGGGTGCGCAAGGAGCGCGCGCTGCGCAAGCGCTGGGCCGGCAAGTGCTACGTGTGCCGCAAGCGGCCGATGCGCAACGGCGGCAGTAAGTGCCGGGAGTGCCACGCTGCGCGCGAGCGCAAGACGCAGCCGCGGCGGGAGAAGCGCCGGACGGCGCGCGCGCGCGCTGCCCGCGCGGCGGCTGCACAGGCCGCCACGGTGGCCGGGCTCACGGCTCTGCGCCAGAAGAAGAGCGCCAGGGCGCCCAAGCCGCCGCGCACCAAGCCGCGGCGGGGCGAGAATCCCGCCTACGACCTGGAGCTACAGGGGTAGCGGCCCCCAGGACAGTTGACTTTACGTCAACTCCTGCTAAGCTGCTCCTATGACTGGAGCGCCACTCGGGCCTGCGGATGCGAAGGCTCTCATTCGCGAGGCCCTCGAGTGCGGCGAATTCCGCTGGAGCCGGCATGCCCTGGAGGAGCTCGCGAAAGACGAGCTCGGCACGCCGGACGCCCTCAATGTCCTGCGCGCCGGCGTGGTGGAGCCGGCGGAGTGGGAGGGCGGCGAGTGGCGCTACCGGGTGCGCACGGCGCGGATGGTGGTGGTGATCGCCTTCGTCGAGGGCGGCCTGCGCATCGTGACGGCGTGGAGGATCAGGCCATGAAGTGCAACCAGTGCGGTGCGGCGCAGATGCGCGAGCAGGTGGAGACGGTGCGCTACGAGGGCTGCGGGCTCGACGGCATCCACCTCGAGAACGTGCGGGTCTGGCGCTGCCCGCAGTGCGGCGAGTGGGAGGTCGCGATCCCGCGGATCGAGAGCTTGCACCGCTCGATCGCGATGCACCTGGCGGAGCGCCCGGAGCGACTCGGTCCGAAGGAGGTCCGGTTCCTGCGCAAGTACCTCGGGCTCTCCAGCACGGACTTCGCCGCTCGGGTGGGCGTCGACAAGGCGACGGTGTCGCGCTGGGAGAGAGTGGACGCGCCGATGGCGATGGGCCCGCAGATGGAGCGGCTGCTGCGGGTGCTCGTGCTGAGCGAGAAGCCCGTCGAGAGCTACCCGCTCAGCGCGATGGCCGCGCAGGAGGCGGCCGCGTCGGCGATGCGCTGGGCGCTCGACTCGCGTGGCTGGAGGCGTCAGGGCGCGGCGTGAAGTCCCGCACCTAGCTGCTGCCGCGTGCGGGGCCGCATGCACTCCGGCCACGACTTGCCGCGATCGATGCGGTGCACGAGCTCGTACTTCAGGCCGAGCTGGCGGGCGATCTCGGTGCGCGGCACACCCTCGGCGAGCAGCTTGCGCACCGCGGTCACCGTCTCCCAGGTCACCTTGGCACGCTTGTTGCGCTCGCCCGAGGTGTCGTACTTGGGCACGGCGAAGCGCGTGAACTCGCGCAGCTGCCCGCGGGACACGTCAGCCGCCGATCACCCAGCGGCGCCAGGCCATGCCGAGCGCGCCAGTCGCGAGCCCGATTGCGCCTGCGATCAGCTCCGCGCCGCCGTCGATCATGTCGTCGGGCACGTCGATGATCCCATTGTGGCTGAGTACTCGCACTGCAATGTAGGAGACCAGGCCGGCGAGCGAGCTGTGCCGGGTGAAGCTGCCGCCGGGGGTGTCCTCGCGCGGGCTGAGCTGGCGTAGCACTACGGGCATCACGTCCTCCTAGTTGGTGCTGCGGACAAGCGTGCGGCGAGCGGCCTCGGCGATGAGCAGCGCCGCCGCGCGCCCTGAATGCTTTGCCAGCGGCAGCTCCGCTTGCGGGAAGAGCTCCCGCGCGCGAGCGAGCGCGGCGGGCTCGCCCTTCTCCGCGCCGACGATGGCCTGCCAGTACTTGGGCGGCACCCGCTCGAGCGGGACGCCCAGGGCGACGGCCGCCATCTCCCAGAGCATCGCGGCGCGCCCGAGCCCGAGCGCTGTGTGCTTCGTGATCTTGGGCGTGACCTGCAGCCGCTCGACCACGATCAGCTCGAGCCCCTCGCCCAGCGACCGCACCAGGTCCCAGCAGGCGCGCAGGTCGTATTCGCGGCGGTCGCCCTTGCCCGTGCGGTAGGCCGGCATATCCCACACGCCGCTCGCTGCGCCGGCGGGGGAGAGCAGCGCGAGGCCGCCCTTCAGGCCGGGGTCGATGCCGAGGATCACCGCGCGTCGTCCCACAGGATGCGCCCCTCGGCGTCGACCGGCAGCGGCTCGCGGCGCAGCGCCTCGTCGAAGCGCGCCTGATTCATGTCGAGCCAGCAGTCGTGCGGCCCGAACCAGATGCGGATCCAGCCCTCGTTCGGCGAGCGCTCCACGCGCAGGTAGGGCCCCACCAGCTCGGTGATGCGCTTGGAGGTCGCCTCGGCGGGTGTCACGCGCGCTCCGCGAGCTGCAGCGGCGGGGGAGGGGCGCTCGCGCGCTCGCCCGGCCCCAGCGCGAAGGCGGCGTGCGCCCACGGCTGCCCCGGGCGCGGGCCCGCGCGCAGGTACTTCTCCGCGTCGATCTCGACCGGCGGGCACACCGGGTTGTAGTCGGTGACCTCGCGCCCCTCGCTGCGCGCGCGCGCCTCCCGCAGCACCTTCGCGCACTCGCGGCGGATCTCGTAGATCACCGGCAAAAAGTCGCCCTTGCGCGTGAACACCAGCCGGCGGAAGGCGTGGCCCAGCACTGTCGTGTGTATGTCGGCCAAGGCCGCGCGATAGGAGTGCATCTTGAACTTCTGCCCCTCCTTCGTCGGGCTCACCGGCGGGTAGTAGCTGAAGAAGCGCCCGAGCATCGCCCAGCGCTGCTCGTCGTCCGCCCTAGTCGAACAGCTCGGGGAAGAGGCCGAGCTCGCGGGCGCCGTCGCGCATGGCTTCGACGAGCCCGCCGCGGCCTCCTCCGCCACGCCCTTGAGGTGTCGTGCGAGCGAATCCATTCCCCCCTCCACCCGTCCTGCGCCGCCACAGGCGCTCGTTTCGGATCCAGGTCCGGCAGGCGGCCACCCAGTCCGCCATCTCGTTGCCCACGGCCCTGTGGTGATCGAGGCAGGCCTCCACGAGGTCGCTCAGGCTCATCGCCGCCCACGGCTCCCGCTCGCGCGCCCAGCGGTCCAGCGCCGCCCACTGCTCCGGGGAGAGATCGTCGGGGGTCTCGGTGCACGGGCGACGACGGCGGCGACTCACTGCGCGCTGGCCTCCTGCGGTGGCTGGGGTTGCTCCGGCTGCTGGCGCGGGCGGCCTCGCGGGCGCGGCGTCGGGGCGGGCTCCACCCGTGAGGAGGGATCCGCCCCCGCGAGCGCGCGGATGATGATCCGCTGAGGCGGGTGTGCGAGGTCCCAGATGGGAATCCCGGACAGCTCGTGGATGCGGATCAGGCGCTCCAAGGGGAGCGGCAGCACGCCGTTCTCGTACTTCGTGATGCTGCTCTGGTCCCGCAGGCCGAGTATCGTTGCCAGGTCGCGGCGAGAAACGCCGGTAGCCTTGCGCCAGGCCTTCAGTCTGACCGGGCCGCGCAGTGCGCCCTGATGGACACTCGCAAGTTTCGCCGCCACACCGGCAAAAATAGTGTGCTTGCATTTCTCATTGCAAGCCCCGCTTTGTAGGTGCCGGACGGCACTATGGAAATCCGATTGAGCGGGAAATTTTTTCCCGTTATGCTTCGGGGCATGAGCAAGCCAAGCAAGCCACGGGACACCCGGACCTTGGATCAAATCGTTACGGATAACGCGCACTTGTGGCTGCGGCGGCGAGTGGCAGCCCGGCGCGTAGAGCACGAGGAGTATCGAATCAGGACGCTCGCTACGGAGATGATGCCCCATATGGTTCCGCTGGAGGAGCGCCAAAAGCCCGACTTCGATGCGCATAGCGAGATCGATCGAATCCAGCGCACGGTGAGAACCTACCTCGGCTTGGGGCGCAACCTGAATGCCCGCATGCCGTGGCGACTCGACTACGTCGATGGTTTCTGCAAGGCGATGGGGAAGGAGTACCACGAGATCACGGAGCGAAACCCAGCGCTGAGCGCTGAAGATCGCGATCTGCTCGATTCCGTGCACCGTTATGCCCGCTGGCTCAGCCGATACCCATGGCCCCCAAAGGTGAGGTCATTTACCCCCCCCCCCCCCCCCCCCCCCCCCCCCCCCCAAAAACAAACACCACCCCCGGGGGGGAAGGGGAGGAAAAAAGGGGGGGGGGGGGAGAAAAACACAACAGACACCCCCCCACACGTGGAGAAGTATTCGTCGTTGTGCTTTGCATAAAAAAAAAAAAAAAAGAAACAATAGACAAATGAGACATCAATATACGATAGTA